TTGGGAGTAGTGTGGGGCCCGGTGCTACCCCAAGATTCGACCAGGCTAGTTTCTAATGAGCAGGTATTAGTTCAGCATGGTATCCACTCCAGGAGACGGGCTATGAATGAGGTAGGAGTCAAAGACCCAGAGATGGAATTTAAGAGATGGCTGGAAGAAAGAGAGGCTATCCTCAGAATGAACCAAGAGTTTAGTACCAAGCCTGTCCGAGGTGAAGCGAGAGGGAGAGCTATACAGCCTCCGACAGAAGGTATTGACGAATAACCTAGAGGAGGAAAAAAGTTGCCCAATGATGAACTAAATCAAAACCAGAAACCTGACCCCGAAGGAGAGAAACCAGAAGAGAGCGAAGCCACCAAGATCGTCGAACTTGAGGGATTTCTAGCGGAAAAAGACGAGGAGCTGGTTCAGACCGATGCCCGCATCGCTGAACTTGAGCAGGCTATAGCTGAACTAAGTGAGAAGCTTAAAACTGCCAGTGACTCCCTGGTTGAGGCCGTAGACAGCTATAAAGCTACGGTGCTACAAGCCAACCCAGAAGTGCCTGAGGAACTTATCAGAGGTGACAGCATTGAATCTATTGATGAGTCTCTGAAGAAGGCTAAAACCTTAATCGGTCGGGTGAGACAGGGGTTGGAAGCAGAAATTTCAGCAGCTAAGATTCCAATCGGGGCGCCACAGAGGACGCCACCTGACCTATCAGGTCTATCCCCACGGGAGAAGATTCAATATGCAATAGGAGGTAAGAAATAATGGCTTTAACATTAGCTGAGGCAGCCAAGCTATCAAATGACATGCTGCTTCAAGGAGTAGTAGAAACCATCCTTAAGGAGTCGCCCATTCTTCAGCAACTACCCTTCATTGAGATTGTAGGTAATGGCCTAACCTATAACCAGGAGAAAACATTGCCCACTATTGATTTCTACGATGTCGGTGATACCTGGGCTGAATCAACTCCTACCTTCGAGCAGAAAACGGCAAATTTCTACGATGTCGGTGATACCTGGGCTGAATCAACTCCTACCTTCGAGCAGAAAACGGCAAACCTGAAGATTATGGGCGGGGACGCTGATGTCGATAATTTCCTCAAGGCGACGCGAAGTAATATTCAGGATTTAGAAGCCGCTATTATCGAGCTCAAAACTAAGGCGCTCAAGCGTAAGTTCGAGGAGATTTTTATCTACGGCGACTCATCTACTGATGCGAAGCAATTTGATGGTCTAAGAAAGCTCATTGATACCACCAGCGCCAGTGATCAAGTAATTGCTGCCGGTGCTAGCGGCGCTACTCTTACCCTATCTATGCTTGACCAGCTTATTGATGCGGTAAAGGGTGGCAAGCCTGATATGCTGCTGATGAGCCGTCGTTCCAGACGGAAGATTAACGCTCTGGTCAGAGCCGCCGGTGGAATGATGGAAACTGAACGAGACAATTGGGGCAACTTCATCGAGTTGTGGGATGGCAGACCTATCGGTGTTTCTGACTGGATCCTGGATACCCATGTTGTTAGCGGTGGCGTGGAGACAGCGACCACAGGCGGCACTTGCTCCGTCATCTATGCCTTCCAATCCGGGGAAGGAGGTCTCTGCGGCTTAACCAGCCCAGGGCAGATACTGGTAGAGCCTATCGGCTCACTGGAGACTAAGGACGCCTCAAGGACCAGGATTAAGTGGTACGTCTCTTTAGCTCTATTCAGCACCATTAAGGCAACTGCCCTAATTGGAGTTCAAGACTAAACTATATCTGGGGAGGGGGTTTTAGCCCCCTCCCCAACAGGGAGGTAAATTATGGAACTTGTAGTAGAGCACACTGAGTATCCCTTTGCCAAAGGCGACTTAACCTCAGACGGTGTCCAATGGTCTGCCGAGAAGGACACTACCACGGCAGATGTTGATGTTGAAGTTGAAAGCGTTACTATTAAGCCACCGGCACTGGGGGCTTTGATTGAGGTCGAATTCGGCTTAAGCGCTGCTTTCCGAGCGGTCTCCTCATCTACTGCTGACCTTACCTATAAATGGCAGGCAAGAAATAAAGGTGGAACCTGGGTCGACCTTCATAGTGCGGTTACTAGGACTGATATCGGAACCACCTATGTTGATGAAACCCGCAGCGGCCGCTTCAAAACAGTAGCCAATTTTGACTCCCTGCCCTTCGAGGTAAGGCTGATAATCCAGTGCAATGAGGCTAATGAGGGGCGAGCCAAGGTTAAGAACTCAAGCTACATCAGGGTAAAGTATTCTGCTTCGTGAGAGGTAGCGGTAAGGAGGAGCTATGACCAGCTTGTTGTTTACTCCCCCAGCTCTAGGGACTGTCCTGTCGCTGACAGGATTGCCTGGTGGCAGTAATAAAATACACGATAGAAGCCCCTACGGTAACACTGCCACCATAGTGGGAGCAACCTGGGTAAGACTACCCAGCGGGCTCTGGTGTCTAAATTTTGATGGTAGTGATGACGTAGTAGCTTGTGGAAACGGAACTGGTATTTCTGGCTTAACTATATTCACACTAATGGCTTGGGTGAAACTTGATACCATTGATACTGAATATGGTATCTTCGGTAAGTGGACTGGCTCTATTGCGACTTGTGCTTTCCTATTGGAAATTAGCTCTTCAAACCATCTGAAACTTTTTACCTCTGACGGTAGTTCATCAGCAGCTTTAGAAGGTGCTTATACATTCGGAACAACCGACTTTGTTCACTGTGTTGGAGTTTATGATGGGGCTAATTCTATCCTCTATATAAATGGAGCGGAAGATGCAGCTCCAGCAGCAAAACTTGCTCCTATTACGGTGGCTCAAGGATTGGCGATAGGTGCTTATAAGGAACCAGCTTCTGGCAGGATACCGCTTGCTGGCGACATAGCCCTCCCCAAAATATACAACTACGCCTTGAATGCTTTTGACATACAGAAACATTTTGAGAAAGAAAAACATCTATTTGGAGGGTGAGAGATATGAAGTACAGAGTGAGAGTAGACCTGAGCTTCAGTAATGAGGCTGATGCCCAAGCCCTGATGGACTATGCCAAAGGACTATCCAACAAGGCTATCAGCATCAATGAGGGCAATCCAAACGAGGAAATATCCTTCTGTGATATGGAGATTTGCCGCCATGATGAAGGCCTGCCTTGTGAGAGACTGGAAAGGGTAGAGATTAGAAAACGAGAGGTGAAGTCATCATGAACCTAGCCGATATGAGAACCATAGTCAGGCGTGATTTGCACGATGAGGATGCAGCTAACTACCGCTGGACAGACGATGAACTGGATAGACACATTGCTCACGCCGTTAAGGATTTCTCTGAGGCCATCCCCTCCCAGCAGAAGGCAACTAAAGCCACTACCTCAGACTCTAGGGAAATCGATATATCCAGCTTATCAGACAGAATCATGATAGAGGCGGTAGAATATCCGGTGGATAAATTCCCCAAACGATACCAGAGGTTCGGTCTGTGGGGGGATACCCTTACCTTACTAGGTGACGAAGTGCCCGATGGCTCCAACGCCTATATCTACTATGGTAAGCTTCATACCCTCGATGCTACAACCTCTACTATCCCCTCTGAGCACGAAGACCTGATTGCAACCGGTGCTTGCGGCTATGCCGCTGTAGAGTGGGCAATCTATGCCATCAATCGGGTTAATGTTGGCGGCACTCCAACCCCCAAGGAGTTCCTCGCCTGGGGCAGGGAGAAGCTAAGTTACTTCAAGGCGGAACTCAAGAGACTGGGGAGGAGAAACCGGGTTAGGCTCCGCTCACTGTATAAACCCTACTACCCGCCGGTATCTAAATCCACTGATTATGGGCCATGATTAGCGAGTACTGTAAGGGAAGTCTAAGAAGGACGAAGCCCCTATTCAAAAAAGTTTACCCTCTCCATTAAAGGAGAGGTGGGATAAAGGAGAGTGAGATAGATATGGTCATAAAAGAAGGATTAGCTAAGCTCAAGGAGAGCTTGCCCAAGGATGTTTTCGCCATTGTCGGGGATCCTGAAGACCCTGAAACCTGGAAACTATCCCATCATAAGAAGACTATCTTTAGAGCCCTACAGGGCAAGCTTGATATCGAGAGAACGGTCGATTGGGCTCGGATGCCGGCTGCGGTAGCCGCTCTATCACCAAGAGGTTATCAAGGGCAGAAGGTTGATGCTAGCCCTGAGCAAATACTGGCTGCTGCCAAACACCTGGCTAACCACCACCAAAAAGCTAATAAGCCATTGCCCGATATCTTGGCCGCTTTAGTCTAGGTAAGTATGGAAGAGCGGACTCAGTTTATAAAGAGCATTATCCGACCATTTATCATTATCTGGGGCTGTGTAGTCTATGGCCTCTGTATACTGACTGAGATTGAGGTGCCAGAACTACTTGCCGGCCTAGTGGCTGCCGTCATCATAGAATACTTCGGCGAGAGAGCAATCAAGAGATTTAAGACGCAAAAATGACACAGAATTGGCTATCCCAGCTCTATCGAGCCTTATGGTCAAGAATAGGAGGCCGCCCCTGGACTTATATTATCCGGGGCTCTTACCATAGCAAACCGCTTTTCTGGTTGGCCCTAGCTACTGCCTTCGGCATCTTACTGGGGCACCTGTTCTGGTGAAAGAAGGGTAATAAGGAATGAGAAGTTTATCATCAACATTATTAGCTGCTCAGAGGGAAGCCAGTCGCATCCCATATGTTAAGGTTGAGGCTAAGAACAAAATCGCTGGCATTGTCAGGCTAGACTGGACGAGACTATACACTGGTTCTGAGCCTGATTATTTTCACGCCCTGACCATACCCGCTGATGGCTCTCTTATCCGAGTCAGGATAACTCCTCCCACCGATTCCAGAAAGCTCTACCGGCAAAGAGTAGCCAGCCCCACTCCAGAATCAGACTTCAGCAAGTGGACATACTGCAACCAGTACAATGCCGTTATTGTCACCTGCTGCTCTTTGGGAGCTGAGGTCAGTATTTTCTGGATAAAGAGCGACCGCAAGATTTATCGGATAAAAAGCACCGACTACGGAGAAACCTTTGGCA